GTTTCCGATCGAACGTCTCGATGTCCTTCTCGTTGATTCCGAACGCCCGCATCAGGTCGGCCATGCCCATCTCATTCTCCGATCAGAGCTGCGTTGCGGGTCTCGGTGTTGATGCGCCTGCGCTCTGCCTCCGTGGCCGCATCACCGCAGTCCTGCATCTTCGTCCTGAAGTAGCTGACCACTGAGATGCGCTCGAAGCCGGGGTCGCCGACCATCGTGCCGAGCTCATTGTAGTGAGGCATCGGATCGAACGGGGTGTTGCCGTGCCACTGGTGGGCGTCCATCAACAACAGGTCGCCTTCCCGCATGTCCACGCCGAGCCGGTACTGCGGCATGCAGAGCCAACCGCCGCTGAACTCGCCCCGGCGGAACACGGTGAGCGTCGAGAAGCCGGTCTCGAGGTCGCCCTTGTCGGTGTGCACGGCCGTCGGGTAAGTGTTGTTGACCGTGATGGTCGTGAACGGCGTCCCGGGGATCACCCAGTCAGGCGAGGTGCGCTCGGCAACGCGGGCCTGCGCTGCGTACCGCTCCGGCACCTGTTCCTTGAGGCAGGTGGCGATGCGCTCGAACAGCGGCCACAGGCCGCGCCACTGCTCGACCTCACGGCCAGACCAGGCGGTCAGGCGACAGTACTGCTTCGGCCCACTCGCCTCCCATGCGCCGATGATGGCGCTGTCCACCTTCTTGGCGTAGCTGCGCTTGCGCACGCCGGTCGCCGTCTTCCACTCGGGGTTGCTGACGGCCCGGGTCGGTGTCCCGGCAGCGTAGCCCCGGTTCGACGTGTAGGTGCCCTTGAGCGCGTGCAGGATCGGGTAGGTCTCCTCCACCAGCTCCGGGCCGATCGCGCCAGGCAGGTAGATCGCCAGCGGCTCGCCGTCCGGGCCGATCACCCGGGACGGCCCGATCAGCTTGACCGACACGTCTGCCTCGGTCATCATCTTGCCTTCCATCGCCGCGGCGACTTCGGGGTCGATGCGATTCCTCATCCTGAATTCCTGCACTACGCAGCACCTCCTTGTAGGATCGCGGCCACCGGGTCGATAGACACTAGCTGGCGTACGACGTCGGCGGTGGCTCCGTCGTCGTGACGGTGGTAGGAGACGACATTCGGCGGTAAGCCGTGCAGCACGTTGCGCAGCTTGGTCTGGCGACCCTTCACCCAGCTGGCGCTCTGCTCGGGCTTGCCCAGCAGGAGGGCACGCGAGCTGCGGCGCTGCGCCAGAGTCAGCGGGCTTGCCTCCAGGCAGGCAACGTGCAGGAGCCAGCCTGCGTCCCACACGGCCCGGAAGAACTTCAGGTTGGCGAGCCGGTCCCCCTCGCCCAGGACGTGTTCCCCGGCTCCGGTGCCCGCCAGCCAGTTCACCATCGCAGGCTGGACGTTCATGGCGAGCGCGTCGGTGCCGCTGAACTCTTCTCGGCGAGCGCCGAGCTCGACCACGGGAGGTGCGGTCGCCATTTCGAGCCAGCGTACCGGGCCGACCCTGTGCTCGGCAGCGGGCACCCCGGCGGTCATGGCCTCCACGAGGGTGCTCTTGCCTGAGCCGGGTTCGCCGACGATGTAGAGCAGGTGACGATCCTCGATCATCGTGTCACCACCACGATAACAGCCAGCACGAGGAACACCAGCAGCCCCCACTTCCAGCTCGGCACCGGAGGCGGGTCCGGTGGGAACTTGCGGTATCTCTTGTCGGGCGTCATCGCCAGTGCGTCGCCTCGTAGCCGTTCACGAACGTCGGGTCATCTCGGCCCATGCAGATCACCTCTCCCGTGTTGCGGTACCAGTTCTGTTTCTCGGGCTTGAGCCCTACGTCGCCGGGCTGCCGCTCGAGCAGAAGATGCTCGGGGAACAGCTCGGCGCGCGCATGCCAGAACAGCTCCAGCCCTTCGCCGGGCCAGCGTTCCTGCATGGAGACGATGCGGTTGTGGAGCATGTCCACGTAGCAGTTGGGGTAGCGGCGGTTCGGCCGATGCCAGCTCTTGTAGGTGCAGAACGCAGACTCGAGCGTGAAGTAGTTGACGTGGTAGGCGAACGGCTCGTTGCGGTATCGCCAGCGGGCCTCCTGGAGCAGGATGTCGGCCTCCTCCGCGAGCCACTCGACCTGACCGCGGCCGTACTGGCCCTGGAACCCGGTCTCCACGTACCAGTCGAGGTCGTCACGGCCGAGAATCTTGGCGATGCCGTTGCGGTGCGACTTCGAGCCGCTCATGTCGTCGAGGAACAGCTGATCGCAGTTGAGCGGCACCCCGCAGATTCGCAGGTACTCCAGATAGCTGAACGTCGAGAGGCGACCGAACGAGTAGAAGTGGTTGCGCACCAGCGCCCAGGCCCGGCGGAAGAACTCGTACTCGTCCCCGACGCCTCCGCACTCTTCCTGGAAGAAGTCCCACTGGCTGCGGCCCGCCAGCTCGTCGCGGTAGCTGCGGACGCAGGCCGGGAACCCTGCCTTCTGGTGACGCCGGTCGGTGTCCCAACCGAGACGTGTGAAGTTGTCGTTGAACCAGGCGTCGAGCAGCTCATGGTCGAGCCATGCCGGGTCGGGGAAGCGACGCATGATGATGTAGCTCGTCACCGGGTGCTGCGTGCAGCCGTTGATGAAGGCGAACCAGAGCGCGTCCTCCGTCGACCAGTGCAGCTGCTTCGCCAGCCAGGGGATGAGCGCGTAGACCACGCCCGGGTGAGAGCCGTACTTCAGGTGGAACCCGTAGAAGCGCAGGAACGTCTCGCGCCGGTACTCTGGCCTGCGGAAGTCCATGCCCGGCTCGAGGTCCTCGACGTCGGCGACGTCCATCAGATCGGAGTAGCGGCCAATCTCGCCGCGGCGCTCGCCGGGCGGCATGTAGTACAGGTGCCGCCACTCCTGCAAGTCGAGCGCGGTTTCGGGTGCGCGGCTCACGACCGCGCCTCCGAGTAATCGTCCTGACTCCACGGCTCCTGTTCCTTGGCCTGCACACCCTCGTCGCAGTAGCGACACCCCTTCACGCGGATCGGGTGGTGGTACTCGCATCCTTCGCCTTCGTACTTGGCCTGCACGCCAGCAGGCGGGTCGCAGTCTGGGCAGAAGTCCGAGCGGATCGCCTCCTCCGTCGTCATCTGCCTGCCGCATTGTCCGCATAGCGCAGCGGCATTTTCTTCGGGGTCGGGTTGCCTACCCTGGCGCTCTCCCGCCGCTTGCGCGGCGGCACTCGAACCCAACCCCGAAGCCTGCACGCCAGCACGGCAGATGCAACGGCCCGATAGATGATCGCGTTGGCATCGGGCAGCGGATCGGTGATCCACGCAGTCGACGACGCCGGGGGTGCCGACAATCGGCGCGGCCTGCACGCCAGCGAGGGCGGCGCGGCGAGCGACGACCTCTACGTATCCGCGTGGGCCTTGCTCCGCGAACGCTGCGTATTCCTGATCGGTCAGTTCCATGAACGCGGCCAGCCCGCGACCGTCCTCTGCTGATTCGTGCCAGCGCGAAACGATCACGTTGAGCAGTTCGTCCAGGGCTGCCCGTAGCTCGTCGGCCTCCCGGCGAGCCTGCGCCCGCTCGCGGTTGTTCGCGGCAGCCCACAGAGAGCGGTCTCGCCTCATCCGGTCGCGTTCATCGTCAAACGTCTTCGCCATGTCGGTCATCAGGTTCTCTAGGTCGCTGGCCCGCTCCTCGGCCGCAGACCGCGCCGACTCGGCTCTCCGCATCAGTTCGTCCGAACGATCGGCCCGTTCCTCGGCAGCCTCCGCTGCCCGCTGCGTTTCGAGGAACCGTTCCCGGAAATACACCTTCCAGTCCTGTGATCCCTGGGCCAGCGCGACAAGCGCGTCCAGCGCCTCGTCCGCTTCACATGTACGGCATCGCCGTCCTGGCGGTAGGTCGCGTTCAGGATGGTGCCACGAATGATCGCGGTACGCCTCGCGGATTGTGGCGGCGTGCTGTTCCGGCCCACCGGTTTCGAGAATCCGGTTCGCCTCGTCGGGCGGATGGTCGGCCCTGACCTTGGCGGCCCAGTCGGCATACTGTTCGTCGTTCATACCATCACCACCAGTTCGGAAGGCTGGGGGATCGGCGGCAGGTTGTCCTTCATCGCATCCCAGCTCGGCCTCGACCCGACGATCCAGAAGCAGCTCTCACCGTCGCTCATCCACTCGGGATGGTGCTTCGCGATGTGGCTCATTACCTTGCCCTCGTAGGTTGGGTGGAACTCGATGCCCTCGTACTCGTACGGCACCTCCTGCTGGTAGCTGACCTGGCCGGTGCCGTGCAAGTCCTCGTAGTGCAGGTAATAGCCCCCATCGTTGGAGAGCAGGTTGGCGGTGTCTTGCACTCGCCGGTACTCGTCGGGGTACTCTCGGGTGAACGCGTCCCCGATGGTCGTGTTGAGCGCACGGCTGATCTTCTCCAACCTGCGCTCGATCCATTCGATGCGGTTCGGCCCGATTCCGACCAGGTTGACCTGGAAGATGTCCGCGGGCCAGAGCGCGAGACCCAGCAAGATGCTGACGGTGGTGACGCAACTGCCCGCCGGGATGATGAGCCGGTTGACCGTCGGAAGGTTTCGCACCTGCCGTGCGCCGATCATGTGGAAGGCAGCCACCGCTTCGTCACTCGCCGATTCCGGCAGGCTGATGCCGTACTCCAGCCGGTACGCCTGCGGCCGCTCGGCCGCCAGCCGGTCTAGCGCACGCTGGAGTGCCGGGTTGTACGCCACCGGGTTGATGATGAAGCGGGCACCGAGCCGAGCGGCGATGCCCACGTTGGGGTGCTTGAGCGCAGACGCCGGGTTCGTGGCTCCGATGATGTGCGTCGTGGGCATGCCGTAGTGCCGCGCCACGGCAGTGCTCATGCTGATCTGTGGCGACTTTACCGAGCTGGCCGAGATCACCTCCCCGCCTTCGACCTCCTCGCTGTACTGGCCAAGCAGGAAGATGCACTGGCGCAGCTTGGAGCCGTTCAGCCCACCGTAGCCCAGCGGGGCGAACTTGTCCTCCCGCTTGAACAGCATGCCACCGTGGCGCTCGACCGGCGTAAGGTCGAACAGGTAGTCCTCCCAGCGGGTGATGTAGCGGTTGATGCTGAGGTCCCGGAAGATCGTGTCATTCGTCATCGTCTTCCTCCTCTCCGGCCATCACGAAGGTGATGCCGTACCCGGGCGGCAGCATGCTGACGAAGGCAGAGCCGACCTCGTCCATCACCAGGTCACGCACCGGCACGGCCTGCCAGCGCGTCGGGTTGACCTGCTCCAGCAGGCACTCGACACGTTCACCGTCGCGCGTCACCAGCCAGGCCGAAGGCTGCTGCGCGCTTCGCCTCCAGGGCAGGTTCACTCCCGACCCCACAGCAGCCTCCACACCCGTGTGAGGAACACTGGGTCGGTCTCGTAGCGGGCCATGAACTTCTTGCGCTGCTCCGCACGGTCTTCCTCGGTCAGCCTCCACCACCTGGCTGACAGCTCGGCGAGACGCCGGTCCTGCTCGTCGTCGTTCATCCGTCGTCCTCGACGGACTGCTTGAGCACCTCGTCAGGCATGCGCTGCATCATGCGTACCTCCTTCCACGAGTGGACGGTCTGGAGGCCGAGAGTCCAGAGCGCAACCACGGCCACAAAGACCACCCACTGCCAGCTCATTCGGGCACTTCACGAGCTTCGACCGCCGCGGCTGCCTCACCGACTGCCCTTGCGATCGTAGCCACGGTGCCCGTGGTGCCGTACGCGGCCATCAGCTTGCGGACGTGCTGCCCGAACAGCTCGTACTGCTCGGGGTAGGTCAGCAGCAACACAACCTCGCGGTGCTGCTCGTACTGGGCGACGGCTGCCTGCCGAGCCGCCGCAGCCTCGGGCGACTCCCCGGCGGTCTCCTCCCACGGCCGCGCCTCCTGCGTGGGCGTCAGACCGGCCTGCTCCTGCAACGTCTCGCGGTCGTCGAGGCTGTAGCCCGCCGACTCCGCGTAGCCCGCTGTCTCCAGGTCGAGGACGTTGCCGTGAGCCTGCACCGCGTCCTGCTTGGCCATGCTGGCGATCTTGTTGTCCGCCATGAGGTATCCGAGCCGGGCCTCGTCAGACTCGAACTCGTTCGGCAGCGCAGCGATGTGCGTCCAGTGGAGCAGCATGGCTCCCTTGCGGACGTGGTGCCCGGCGACGATGACGCCATCGTCGTGCAGGATGGGCCGCACCTGCCCCCACTTCTCGAGGCTGCGGCTGATAGCGAACACATCGCCGATGTTTGAGTTGCGCTCGTGCTCGGTCAGTGAGTCGATGGGGACCAGGTACGGCCGCAGCGCCTCGGCTCCATGCCAGACCGGCTCGGCGGGGATCAGCGACTCCTGTCCGTCGATGTGTTCGATGGGCTTGGGCTTGGGCTCGACCTCCGCGACGATCTCCACGAACCCGGCGTTCTCCAGATCCTCCAGCAAGCTCTTCTCGTCAGCCATCCTGCCTCCCGTGTCCCGCGTTGATGTACTTGACTATCGCGTCCGCTTCTTTCTTGCCCCCGACGGGCCAGTGATCCTCGCCTGCAATCTTCACCATGTACCGGTAGCCGCGGTGGCGCGAGCCGTCGGGCAGCCTCTCCCAGTAGGCCAGGGCGAGCTGGCCGTTACCGGCTGCGGCGATCTCAGCCGGGTGCGGCTCACCGCTCGCAAGGTACTCGCGGTACTCGGCCACCGTGCCTCCGAACAGTGCGAAGTCCCGCCATTCAGTATCGGGCACCGCGCCGAAGTCGTTCAGCGCCGTGGTCCATCGGGCAAGGTGCACAGTCTCGCCCGCCGGGTACAGCCGGTTGAGGGTCAAGCGGCTGAACTGCGGCTCATCGGCCACGAACGTCTTAGCGAGCTTGAACTCTTCGGCCGTCAGATGGCCGGGCAGATCGCTCATGCGTGCCTTCATGATTCCTCCTTCGTCCATCAGTCAAGTCAATCAGCCAGTCAGTCAGTTCTCCAGCAGTACCGGCGCTCCATGTAGTCCAGAGCGGCCGGACCGAGCTTCGTCTGCGTGTACGCCACCTCCTCCCAGGACAGCGGAGCGGCGAGCTTGCCCTCCGCGTGGAACTTGTCGTGGCATGCCCGGCACAGCGGCATGATGTTCTCGATCACGTCGTCGCCTAGCTTGCCGCCACGGGTGACGATGTGGTGCGGGTCTGTTGCCTCGCGACCGCAAGCGCGGCACTGGCGGTCCATCAGCAACTTCGCCAGCAGTGCGCTTGGGTCGCGACGCTTTGCCAGCTCCGCGCTTGGGTCGCGAAGGAGTTTCACTATTCCGGCTCCGCCTGCGGCTTCTCGATCGTCGAGTCGTCGGCGTCGCCCTCTGCCTGGGGCTTCTCGATCGTGGAGTCCTCGGGCTTGCCTTCCGCCTGGGGCTTCTCGATCACGCTCTCGATGGCGACGTCGGGGTTGGCCTCCGGCGTCGGCTCCGGCTTCGGAGCGGTACCAGCTGTTCCTTCGTCGGGCATCATGCCCTCCTTCCGTGTTGGTTGATCAAGCCTTCTACCCTGGCGCGGTACTTCTCGAACCTGATCCACCAGTCCTCGTCGTTGGACTGAGAGCGCACCGTGTTCCACTTGCTTGGCCCCAGCCCGTCGCAGTGCTGCCAGTAGGCGTCGAGCGCCTGCAGCATGCGGTGCGTCCAGTGCGCCAGGTCATCACTCGACCTCAAGGTCGATCCTGCTCTTCACTTGGACACCGTTCCCCGACCTGTTGGACTGCATCGTCCAGAGCTGGTAGTAGCCCGGGGTGGCGAACGTCCACGAGGTTGACATGCAGCCGCTGGCGTCGGCCACGGGGTACGTGACCCAGGACTCGACCAGCGTGCCCACCTCGTCGCTGTACCAGATGACGGTCAGCTGAATCTCCTTGAGCGGTTCGTACCCGCAGCCGGTGACCGCGCTCTCCGCGCCCACCTCCGGAGCCGGGTTGAGCAGGATGTCTGCCTTGTAGTTGCGGGCACTCGCGGCTGGCGCGAGCAGCAAGGCAACCGCGATCACGAACAGCCAGCGCATGTCTCTCCCTTCATGCCATCACCCTGATGCGGATGTCGACGTGGGCCGGTTCGCCGTACCGCTTGCGAACCAGCTGCTCGACGATCTGCGCGTCGTCTCCGTAGATGACTCCCTGGAGCGCGTCCTCGACCGGGCGCAGCAGCTTGGTCGTGTCGGGCCGGGTCGTCGGGTAGCGCGGTGCGGAGCGCGAGACCCCGCTCTTGTTGTAGTGGGACTGCGGCCGTGGCGTGTAGAACGTCGCCACCAGGGCCAGTGGTCCCTTGAACAGATCACGGCCACGCATCAGCTCGCCCGCCACCTGAGCGACCTGCAACTTCCAGGGCTTGGTCTTCGGGTTGTCGTCACGGACGAACATGCGGTTGTTCTTGCCGATGCCCGGTCGCTTGGAGCCGCCGGGTTCGGCCTTCCCGTAGACGGTGAACGTGATGCCCCACTGGTCGACGCTGAACTGGTCGATCGTCGCCAGCATGGACTCGGTGCGGGCCTCTTGATCCAGTAAGCTCATGCAGCCTCCTCCCGTTCCCCTGACGTTACCAGGGCGGTCGGATGGAGGTCGATTCCGAGCGCGCGAGCCAGGCGCTGAACGGTCTCCGCGGGGACGAGGTAGTACGTCTCCCCGCCGTCCTGCGGGTCGTACTCGGACGCATGGTAGACGACCTCCCGGGCCGCATCCTCCACGTCCTCGGCAGGTGGCGCAAACTCTCGGTTTAGGTTGCTCGCTCCGCGACCATGGTTGACCGGGCCGCGCTCCTGCCGCAGGTGCTCCGCCATCTCGTAGTTGGCCCAGCCGTTCTGGATCGCCAGCCCCAGCCAGCGGTCCTGCTCCTCCGGCTCGAGCGCGATCACCGTCCGGTGATGCGACCAGGACAGCTCGACTCTGCGCCGGGCGAGCGGGAAGACAGACGCACAGCGCAGGTACTGGCTCCTGCCTTCGGGAGACATGCCCAGAACCTCGTGCGCCTGGTACGCCTCGTGCCCGTACAGGTTCTCACCGAGCAGCAGCCAGTCGCCGATGGCCCACTGGAGCGACTTGTGGCGGTTGGCGAGCAGACCGCCAACGGCCTCGTACTGATCGTACGCCAGCTCGGGGTCGGTGAGGCGCAGCCCTACCGGGGTCAGTGCCCCGATCTCCTCCAGAGCGCGGAGCGACAGCTCGGCTCCGGTGACCGTCATCCCCGCTTCACGTCGGCCCGGTACGGCCGCTCCTCGACGCTCTCTGCCTTCCTGATGATGGCGGCATAGTCGGGGTTGCCGGAGCCGAGCAGCTGGCGCAGGACGTTGCGGTCGACGCGCTGCTCAATGCGCGTCTTGACGAGGCTGTTGTAGCGGTCCTCCGGCAGTCCCACTTCCTGCAGCTGCGCCAGGACCTCGATGTCGTACGTCGTCTCCGGCCCACCTCTGACGCTAACCTCCAGCTCGCCGAAGTGCAGGGTCTTGGTGCCGCGGCGCTGCGCCTCATAGGCCAGAATCTGCTCCAGCCCGACGCGTGCCTCGTCCAACTGCCGCTTGGCCTGGCGCACGGCATCCAGAGCCTCGGCCACCTCTTCCATGCGGTAAAGGTCTACGGCGAGACCCAGCAGCGGAACCACGACCGTCTCGCTCTCGAGGTCGCCGTGGCCAAGGGAGACGTCATCGTCGCCTTCGTCGGCGCGCAGCTCGACCTCGGTGCCGTCGGCCGGTGCCTCGATCCCGTGCCGCTCGACACCCACAGCCTCGGCGACCTGGAGCTCCTCGCCGAACGTCACCTCATGGTCGGTCATGCAGCCTCTACCTCCTTCTCCACCTTGCGCTTGTGCACCGCACCGCGGCGACGCACCGGCGTGTACAGCAGGCCGTAGTGGTCGGCCAGCACGGAACAGATGACCGCGCTCTCGGTGATGGACTGCTGCTTGGCCGTCGCCCAGACTCGGGCCAGCATCAGCGGCGGTAGCCACACCAGCAGCTGGTTGCCGCGCTGCTCCTTGACGTTACGCTCGCCGGACAGCTCGTACGGCTCCCCCCAGTGAGCCGAGAGAATCTCACCCACGACGTCGTTCATCGTGATCTCCCGTTCCTGGGCGTCCTCGTAGATGCGCTGCTTCAGCGAGGCCGGGACGTTCTTCACGTTCTTCAGTTCGTAGGTTGAGCGCATGTGACCTCCTCGATCAGCGGGGGAGCCTATCAGAAAGCGCGGTATGCAGCCACCAAGCTCCCCAAGCCCGGATCATGCGTGCCCCTCGCCGCGGTATGCGTACTCCTCCTCCTGCACCCAGGCGTCCCTGTCGCTCACCGGGGTGGCGGGTCGGCGCTCCTTGCCGAGCACCCCAGCCTGCTCGGGGAACGGCCGCATGTCGCCGGATGCCCTCGCTCGCTTCCATCGCTCCGCCCACTCCGGCACCTCCGTGCTCGCCTCCCGGGTCGCCGGGCGGACGTAGGCCGTGTCGCGTCCCTGCCAGAATCCACGAGGGTAGACGCGCTCCTCCATCTTGTGTCCGGTGTCGCAGTCGGGGCACGGCCCGTACTCCTCGAAGCCGCCAGTGCGGAGGGCGGTCAGCACCCAGCCCATGTCCAGACAGGTAAGGCAATCGACCTCGTCATGGGGGACCGCCTCGCCGCGGCGCAGGCCCACGTCCGTGTACTCCTGCATGAACTGCGCCCAGCTCGGGAAATGCTCCCACACCTGGACGCCGTTGATCAGAGCCTGCATGCCCATGTCGGCGTCGAGCGGAGCCAGTGAGGAGCGCCAGGCCGAGCGCGTCAGCTCCTTGTCCGGGGGACGCAGGAATCCGAAGACGTAGTCGATCAGCTGGTCTGCCTGCTCGTTGTTGATCACGGCTGCTTCCTCCTCCCTAGCTTCGTCTTGCCGACGTTTCGAGCGAACAGGTCGTCGGCCGGTGCCCTGGGCTTCGGCCGGTTGCGCCACAGCTCCAGGAACTTGTCGACCTGCTCCTGGCTGCGGAAGATGATCGTCAGGTCGTCGTGCTGCTTGCGATCAGGCCACGGGTCGCAGCCCACGCCGTCGATGGCGTGCCTCAGGTCGTCAACGGTGAACTCCTTGAGCCGCTTGCCGATGATGTCCTTGCGCTTCGGACTGATGGCTCTGTAGTTGCTGCGCGTCTTGCCGCGCTGCTCGCACCAGTAGGCGTACACCTCCGCCACCGCTCCGTTGGTGCCGCCATTGATCGAAAGGGGACGTCCTTCTGAAGCGTCTTGTACCACAAACAAACCATCCTGAGCTGTGCTAGCTTCGGAAGGTAGGGGTTCAGGTTCAAGGTCTACTTCTAGTTCTTGACCGGCGGGAGACGCCGGTGGTGCGACCGGCGGGAGACGCCGCTGGTCGGGGTCCGTGCCATCGGCGGGAGACGCCGCTGGCGTGAGCGCGGGGAAGCTGTAGTGGTAGTGACCGTAGGTGCCGTCGTCGTGACGCTCACGCACCCGGCCGATGTAGCCCTCTGTCTCGAGCAGCGCCAGCGCATCGCGGACAGCTCGATCGCTGTAGTCCGTCATGCCGCAGAGCGTCGCCACGCGGGGGTTGCAGAGGTTTGTCTCGTGGTTGGCGCAGTACGCCAGCGCCAACAGCACTGACTTGCGTACGCCAGAGCCGGGATGTTGCTCCACAGCCCAAGCCTGCGCAGCCCAGCTCACTGACTGGTCGGTGCCATGCGACCCTCCCTCCTCCGATGCCACGGCCTGCCCGCGGCGGGCGGTCCATATTACACCCATCCCAGCGCGACAACGCAGCGTGGAAACGTACGCTAACGTAGAGAGCGAGAAGATACCTCCTTCTCCAAGAAGATGGGTGAGGCAGCCGTGGCTTTGGTGGGGACCATTCACCACGGCTGCCTCCCCTCTCTCTACCTGCGGGACCAGGCGAGCACTTCGGCGTCACGCTTCCCGCCGACGATGCGCGCCACCTCGTCCGCTTCGACCCGGGTGAACGTCATCCGGTCGACCACGTACTCGAGGCGCAGCGAAGGCATCAGAGCCACCATGCTCTGACCCAGGACCATGCCCCGACAAAGCCCGGGCTGATCGCCAACGCTGCTGTCGTCGCCCCGACTGCTGCCAGTGCGTACAGCTTCTTCATGTGACCTCCTCTCGGTCATGACCAGACCTCGAACGACTCGCGCCGGGTCACGGCCTCGCCGTCCTCGGTCAGCTTGCCCCCACCCTCTGCGGGAAGGTACAGCTCGACCTCGACGTGCGTCGGGCGTATCAGCAGCTCGCGCACCATCGACTTGTCCTCGATGCCGAGCTGCTCGCACAGCAGGTCGATCGCCTCCACGATCCTGATCCTCTCGTGTGTGTCGCTCACGTGGTCTCCTTTGATCGTACGCTCCACCTCGGCCCGAACCATGGCCATCGCTACGTCTACCGGGATGCCCTCCCTGGCGGCGAGTTCGTACCCTTGCTCGACCAAGCTGTCCGTGAGTTCGTTCCAGCTACTCACTTGGAGCCGTCCGGGTTCTTGACCTCGCTAGGGCTGGTGGTCGAGACGAGCGGGATGCCGTTCGCGCCCGACGGGATGTAGACGACGCTGTTGTTGGAGCCGGACGTGGCGATGGCCTTGAGTGCCTCCACCATCTCGAACTGGACGTAGAGCGGCGTCAGCGTCTTGGCGATCTCGTCCTGTGCCTCCCGCACACCGATCGCGTTCTGGAACCTGATCTGCGCATGCTGCTTCGCGATCTGCACTCGCTGCGCCTGGTTCTGAATCTGGATGGCCGAGACCTTCACTTGGTTCTGTGCGTCGGCTCGAGCCTGGTACCGGCCGAACGCTTTGCCTGCCGCCACCACCCCGAAGAACAGGGCGAGGACGGCGACCAGCGCCACCACGCCTCCAATGATGACTGCTACCGCTCGTCTCCAGCCTGTCATGTCTCCTCCGTCAGCTCGATGATGCATGAAGCCAGCGCCGCGATCATCGCCAGCTGCTCTCCGAGAACCGTGCCGATGCCGCGTGGGGTGAACGGCGTGCTGTCCAGCTTCACCGCATCCCTGTGCGTGTCCTCCAGTACCAGCTGTGCCCGCTCCCTTGCAGTCACAGGCCACCTCCTCTCCGTTTGTCAGCAGCCGTCTCAGGCTGCGCGGGTACTGCCTGTCGGTACCCGGCCGTCCAGCGGTGAGCGGACTGCTCCGAGACGCCGAGCGCGCGGTACCGGCCGTACATGGCGTCGGCCCACTCCGCGGCCGAGTGATGGCCGAGGGAGAAGCGGACGCCGTTGGGCTTCACGTAGAGCACAGAGCGACTCCTTCGTAGGCTGCCCAGGTTCGTGAGAACCTGATGCGGCTTGGCTCCTGCTGCAGCCAGAGCATGGAGCAGGAACCGTAGTTGGCCTCCGCCCGGGCGACGCTGTAGCCGTACAGCTCGTGGAAGAACCGGCTCATGCCGTCCAGGTACTCGGGGTAGTCGCCGCAGTCGTTGTGCAGGAGCGCACCGTACCGAGCGCGGTGAAGGTGCAGGTGCGGCTCGGCGATGTCCGTCGTCACGATGTGCCTGTGACCTCGGTTGAACATCCAGGCCCAGAGCAGCTGCATCAGCTTGTTCTTGCGCCAGGCATGGATCGTGAAGTCGCCGAAGTCGGCGTCCAGGAGCGCACGCCGGGCCAGCACCGGCTTGGCGATGCTGTCGTAGACGTCGCCCTCCCTGACCGTCAGCCCCAGGCCGCGCAGGTGCTCGCACAGCCCGGGGTCACGCTCATGCACAACATGGGTCTCTGGCTTGCAGTAGTGGCGGATCAGAGTCGAGCTGCAACCCAGCCCACCGAACAGTTCGACCGCCGACCGCACCGGCCCGATCGAAGCGAACAGTGCCTCCCGGCACAGCGTGTGCTTGCTGATGAACGACCGCCGGTACGCACTGAACGGGCCTCCCCGACGCGGCTTCTCGTCGGGGAGGTTGACGGCCATCCGCCACTTGTTGCAGATCAGCCAGTCCTCGTTCATGTGGTCGTGCCGTAGTAGGACTTGGCGCAGCCGGTCGAACAGAACGGGTCTACGTACATCGCCGGGTTGACGCCTGTCCGAGGTGCGGCGATCTTGATCGGCTTCTTGCATACGAAGCAGCGACCGTCGCGCCTCGGCTTGGGCTTGTCCCTCATGCTGCCAGCGCCATGTCTGGCACAGCGTACGCACGGGACAACCGCTCGGCCGCAAGCCGGGCCTCCTCAGCGGCAGCAGTCATCCGCTGGAAGCTCCGGCCCATCGCTTCGATCTGCGTTTGGGCCTGCCGTGCGCTCGCCAGAGCTGCCGTGAGGACGTTGGGCCTGTTCGCCGACGAGGGGGAGAGCCGCATGCTGTTGGCGACCCGGTGGAAGTTCGCCGGGTCGGTCTCGAGCAGCAGCTTGAGCGCGATCAGCGAGTCCTCGTCGATGTACGAGTACGACAGGTGGATGCAGTGCGACCATTCCGGCGTCCCGTTCTTGCCGAGCTGGTGCACCGTCCCGCCCTTGCGCAGACGGTACAGCTCGCCGTCCGCACCGCAGACCGTGAAGGTGCCCGTCTTGGCGTACTCCCACTTCTGCGTCTCGGACAGCATCGACACCAGCAGCCGCTGACCCTTGCGCACAGCCCGCTTGCGGCGGATGGCCTGGCGGTGCTTCCGCTCGCGCGTCTCGCGCAACCGGCGGTCGGCCTCCTCCTGGCTGATGGCGGGCTGGGCGACCGGATGGTTGTACTGGCCGTAGTCGTAGGTCACCGTCTGGGCCGGGTACTGGTCGGACACCCACACGTTCCCGTTGACCTCGTAGACGTAGCGCATCGACCCGGTCGTGTTTTCGGCGTACGTCGGCCAGATCGTGTTGACCTGGTACGAGTTGGACGTACCCGTTGCCGTGATCCCCGTGACCGACCACGAGTCGGTCCCGTCTTCCCGCCAGGCCAGCCGGGCGTTGTCGTAGACGAAGCCCGCCACGGCCTACCCCCCGACGAGCGGCGGGGAGAGGATGATGCGCTCGGCCTTCGGATCGAACTTGTGGAGCTGCTCCTTCTTGCCGCCCTCCTTGTCGACGCGGTACGCCAGGTGGCCCTTGGCGACCATGTCGTCGAACGTGGCCTGTGCGTTCTCGATCTCGTCCGGGCTGTTCTTGTCCCAGCCCACCGTGATGTCTCCGGCCTCACGATCGAGGATTGCCAGAGTGCCCATCATGCCTCCTTCTTGGCCAGTTCGATGGCCGTGTCGAGCACGAGGATCGCGTCGTGCTTGCGCGTCTCTTTGCTGTCGTTGAACGACTCCACGCCTCTGTGCTTGAAGCTCGGGTACTTCTGTTCGATGGCCTTCTTGAGGAACCGTTCCGCCTTCGTGACGTGGATGCCGTCCACGTCCCGGCAAAGCTGGAGCAGGCAGCGGCCGTGCCCGCTCGGGTTGCTGGCCGTCCAGCCGGACGACGACCAGGCACCGCGCGGTGAGATGGCCACGCGGGCACGCTCCAGCACGTCGAGCGCGGACGTGGCAGGGCCACCGAACTCGGGTGCGATCTTGCCCTTCTTGAACGGCTTACGGGGTGGTACCTGCAGCATCGGCTGCCTCCTTCGGTTGAGCGACCAAGTCGCGTAGCTTGACGTTCTCCTTGGCCAGCCGATCTGCCCGCCGGGTGAGAGCGCGCACCGCGAGACGGAGCTCGTCGTTCTCGACCGCGAGCGCGTTGGCCGTCTCGGTCAGAGCCGGTGCGTTGACGCCTTCCGGGTTCATCTTCTTCAGGGCAGCCAGCTGCCGTAGCGCCTCCTGCACCTCGCGCTGGAGCTGGTCGGCTCGAGCCTGCGCGGCCTGCCCGGTCAGCTCGTCGTACTCCTCCTGGTGCAGCTCGATCAGCTTGAGCGCCGCAGCCTTGTTGACTCGCTCCTCAGAGTCACCGAAGAACAGGTTGTCGAGGAACTCCTTCACGGCCGGGTCTCCGCTTTGTCGAGCCGGGTCAGGATTTCGTCCGAGATGGCCTGACGCCGGGCCAGCATCTCGTCCAGCTGCTCTTGCAGCGTATGGACGCGGTCGGCCATCTCGTCGATGCGGCTGGTCAGGTCATCATGGTCGCGAGCCAGCTCCACCATGCCAGCCGAGGCCAGCTTGGCTTGCGCCTGCACCTGCTTGGCCTTCTCGAACATCTCCTTCTCGGTCAGTGCCTTCTCGGCATTGGCGAACGAGTCCTCCTCCTTTGCCTCGGTGATCATCTTGTCGAGCTCGGCCTCGCCGATCGGCTCGCTGCCGTTGGTCGGCACCAGGGCATCCCACTCGCGCATGGCGGTGTCGATCAGTAGATGCGACCACGCGCTCAGGCCACCGTTGGTCCTCTTGACGAAGTCGTGAATGCTGGCTGACGCCGAGTCGAACGTCTTGTAGGTCCGTAGCCCCGGCTGCAGCTTTGGCATCTCCTCGGTTAGGAACCTGGCGAACACCGCCTTGTTGGGCATGGCGGCGATGCGCTTCCGCAGCTCGGCGACGGACGCTATCTCGACCGGCGGCTTGGCGGGACCGGCGGGTTGGTTGGCCGGGGTGATCCCGGCCTGCCGTAGCAGCGCCGTCGTGTTCTCCCGCCAGCGCCGATCGCTCGGCGTCGACGAGATGGTCACGACGAACTTGTCGTTGAGGTAGACCGCCTGGTGGCCGCTGCCGGTGTAGCGCACCTCCACACCTTCGATGTGCTCGATGCTCCGCACAAGTTGCTTCACGTCCTTGTTCACTTCTCCTCCTTCTCGACGTCCAGCATGTCAGACATGACATCCCGGAACTGATCGAACAGCTCGCCCCCGGCGTTGATGTCAGGCAAGACCCCGGGCTGCTGGAGCCAAGGGCCAAGCACGCTGACGACTTCCAGGAAGAGCTGCTTGGGGTCGACCACCAGGAGCCGGGTTGCGCTGTGCTCACCAATCTGCACAGCCAGCACCGGCTCCTCGTACAGCTCGTTGCGCTCGAGCGTGAACCGCTCAGCCCTCAGCATCGGGCTTGACCTCCTCCGTCTCGGGTTCCGGCTCAGGCTCCTCAGCCACCGGCGGCTCCTTCACCGGGTGGTCCTCCTCGTCCGGTGACATGCGCCAGCTCGGCCCGGCCAGCTCCACGCCGTCGGTGGCTGCGCCCCAGGCCCAGGCCAAGTCCTCCCGCGTGGGCGGAGGGAACTCGCCCGCCGGGCACCGGCCGCGCAACGCCAGAGCGGCCATGCCGGTCGCCCGGAACAGCTCGTCCTTCTGCTCCTTGGTGAGATCGCCCTCGCCGAACAGGTAGAGCCGGGCCTGCCCGCCGAAGACCTGGAACGCCTCCCAGGTGTCAGCGTCGTACGCCTCCTCGACCAGCGCCTGGAGCTGCTTCCAGCTCGTCGGGGCAGGCAGCGGAGCGGGTCCCTCCGTGCGCTGTTCTGAGGCCAATGCGACCCTATTGGGGGTGCCACCGCCAGCCGGGAGAGCGCCGGAGGGAGCTGCCCCGGGGCTGGTTCCGCTGGATGGCTCGCCGCCGACCGCGTCCTCCAAGTCCTGGGTGAACACGTCAGACGCAGCCGTCGCGTTCAGCACCGCGGCGACGAGAGCGCGCTTGTCGGCCATCTTCAGCACGGTGTTCCAGGAGTCAGGCAGGTCTGGATTGTCGACCTGACCGATCTCCTGCTCGGTGATGCGAGCGTCGTCGTCGAAGAAGTTCGAGCCGCAGCCGCCTTGCTTCTTCCAGCACAGCCAGCCGCCACCGTACTCCTCCTTGCCCTTGATGATCGCCTCCTTCCCGCAGTTCGGGCAGACACGCTTCGCGGTGCGGTGGGCGTACTTGGACTCCTTCGTCGAGCACAGCCCCTCGCCGGTTCCGACGACGAGCTTGGTTGGGATGTGCTCCAGCGTGCACTTGGAGATGACGGTCAGGTGGTCGTCGCCATGCCAGACCTTCTCCGTCTCGTAGTGGGGTGCCAGGCGCAGCGCCACGTTGATGGCCTCCGCCCCGGGCTTGAGCAGGCTGGGCCGGTCGGTACCGGGGATGACGCCGTAGTGGACGTCGGCCGTCATCACCCGGCTCATCACCTGCCTGATCTTGTCCTTCTGTGCAACCACCTCGTCGACCGACAGCTCGGCACGGGTCATGATGGCCTCGTGCTGGCGGACGGCCGGGAGGTTGGGTAGCTGGTCGAGCACTTCGCCCTCGATGGTCTCCAGGTCGGTCATGCCTCTCCTCTCAGTTCGCCAACGCAAAATGCCCCCAGGAACGGCGACCCTGTGGTAGCGGTCGTCGCCCTGGGGGCAGGTGTATCTTGGGCATGGGACGCGCCGGGTCGGCGGGTAGGGAACCCTTGCGCTCGGCAACTGCCGCACGGGGTAGCTGGCCCCATGCCCATGCCCAAGCTCGTCATGCTTTGGTCCTCCGTGCTCGCCGGTAGGCCCGGCGTCGCTCGGCCTTGATCACCTTCATGCGCTCGTCGCTCACCGGGTTGAGCACCAGCACACCTTTGTCGCCGACGTCCTCGAGCTGTACGCGGCTGACGTCACGTGCTGCCATTCGCTCAGCCCAATCCGTCGGCACCTGTACGTAGTAGACGCGGTTGCCCCGGATGCGCCTTGAGCTGATGCGGCTGAGGATCATGCCACCTCCTCCGGAACAGTAACGCCTGGGTGCCAAGGCGGGCAGCAACAACCCCAGTTCGCCTTCACTGACGCTCACCGCTTCGCCTTCGCGCGGGCGACCGTGTTCCACTCGCGCTCGGTCATGCCGACCATCTGCCAGCCGAAGCCTTCCATCTCGGCCTGGCGGTCGAAGCCCTCCGCCGACTTGGCCGCGGCGGTCATGGCGTTCAGTGCGCCCCAGCGGGTCATGTCCCCGCCGGTGACGAGCATGGTCAGCACGGTCTCCTTCTCCTCGGCCGTGAGAGCGAAGCGGTTGGCGAGCACCTCGGTGGCTCCGATGGGGTGCTTGACCGTCGTGCCCTCCAGCGTCTCACGGAGCTGCTCGACCACCTGGTCGAAGCGGGTCTCCGTGATGGCGTGGCGGAGCGTGTCCCGCGCGGCCAGCCAGTAGGCGTTGTCGTCGGCCTCGAGCGCCTCCTGGCTCAGGATGCCCTCGTCGTCGATGCGCCGACCGATGTGGCGACGGCCCAGCTCGCGCGTGACGGTCATGCCGTTGATGCAGGCCAGCCGGTTGACGAACCCGGAGATGGCCATGAGGCCCGACCCTACCTCGCTGTTGCGCAGCTCGATGCCCCACTGCACGGCGTCACCGACCTTGACCTCCCTGAGCATCTGGGGGAACACGGCCCGGATGTAGAGCCGCTCGTCGGTGATCGCCGCCTGGTGGAACTCGACCTCCGTGTCTAGGTTCTCGAACTCCGGCAGCAGGTGCCGGGCGATCTGGATGTGGTCGAGCCGCCTGAACGAATCGGACAGCCAGGCCCGGCCGATCTGCTCACCCACGCCACCGCCCTCGCCCAGCGGCTGCCGGTAGCCCCGGATCATCCGACGCTTCGGCTCCTCGTACAGCCAGTGACGCACGTTCTTCTCCAGCAGCGGGGGTGCGGCCGTCGTCATCCGATCGAAGTATCGCTTCGGGATGCCGAGGTCCGTCGCCAGCTGCCCGGCCGTGTACCGGTTCAGGGCGAACGTCTCGGTCTGGTCGTCGGCGTCCACCGTGACCAGGTGGTCGATCCCGACGAAGTCGCCGAGGTCGTTCAGCCGCATCGACGCCTCGTAGCTCATGCGCCGGGTGTCGCCGATGACGTCCACCTTGCGCTCGTCCAAGTCGATGATGCGGCCCAGCAGCTGGTCAAGCGAGTCGACCATCTGGGTGCGTGTCAGGGTCGTGGTCACGCTACCTCCTCCTTCAGTTGCGCGAGCCGCTCGTCGAGCAGCCCCCTGATCATGGGCCATGTCGTGCCCGGGTTGTCGTTGACGTCGATCACCGCCCAGCCCTGCCATTCCTCCTTGCTGTCGACGAGCCTGGACAGCGAGACCGCCGGGGCGAACCGCTCCGTGGTCTCCCGCCTCGTGGTGATGCCGAGCCGCCAAGCCGACTCCTCGAGCGCGCCAACCAGGCACCAGACGTTCGCCTTGTCGGGGTCGACGCTATCACGGTAGACGCTGTAGTCGGTGGCCCGTTCGATGTCCTCCAACTCGAGCCGGGTCAGGTCGCTCAGCGGCCCGAAGCCCTGCTCCTGGAGCCACTGGTCTATCTCATCGTCCGTCCGCTTGGTGCCCCACCAGCAGGACTTCGTCCAGTTCTCGCCGTTGGGGCCGAGCAGCTCCTTCGCTCCTTCCAGGACCGCGATCTTCTGTGCTTTCGTCAGCACTACGGGTCTCGACTAGCATGCTGCCTCCTTCGTCCGTTGGGTGCCAGAACGCAGAAAGTGCCCCAGGGTCACCCCCAACGTGCGGGGGGGGGTGACCCTGGGGCTGTTGTGCTACGCCGCAGCCTTCGCCCGCGACTTGCGCTGGCGCTTCGGCTTCGGGTCGGGCACGACCTCGGCCTCTGCCTTGGGCGCAGCCTTGGGCTTCGCCGAGGCGGTCTCGGCCGTGGCCTTCTTCGCGGCAGCGCGGTCAGCGACCTCCTGCAGCTTGTTCAGCACCACGGCGATGTCCTGCGTGGACGCAACGCCGAGGCGATCGTACGAGCCGTGGCCCGTCGGGACCTCGACGCTGGGCTTGCGGACACCGAGGTAGGCGTACCCGAGGGTCTGCCCGGCCGGTGTCTCGATGCGGTGGTACGCCTTCTTCTCGACCAGCTTCGCCGGAATCGCCTCCAGCGCGCTGCGCAGCTCGTCGGCGAGCTGCCCGTTGTTGGCGGCCTCGTCGGCCATGGTGACTCCTTTCGTGGTGCGTTGTGGAGCGCCGTACCGCTCCTCGATGAAGGCAGCTTCCTGAGAGCGCAACCGCTGCGCCTGCTGCGCCAGCTTCAAGGCATCGCGCCTACGCTGGTCTGACGCACGGTTGCGTTCTCGCTGATGCTGCTCAAAGTGTTCCCGCCTTAGTTCCTCACGCACGATGCATCCCCAGGGGTACACATCGCAGCTGACGCATCGGTGATACACCGTGCCGTGGTGCGGTTCGTGCGTGAAGCCGAACTGGTCGGGCATCCTCCTTCTCCACCTCCTTCTCACGGGGACCGTTGCCTCCGGGCGACCTCCTCCCTCGCCGGGAGAGGCCAGCCTATCATAAAGCCCGGTTGTGACAGGGCGGTCAGATCGTCTCGACGAACGTGTCGACGAACTCAACCGTGACGCGCTGCGTCCGGCCGTCCGCCATCGGGAACGTGAACGTCCCCTCAGCGTCGTGCTCGGCGATGAGCTTCATCGCCACGACGTGCGGTGCCTCGCTGCCGTTGCCGACCTCGACTGTGCCGATGACACAGGTCACGTCGAACGTGAACGGCTCGAGCTTGCGCTGTACGCGCTGCTTCGTGTTCATGGTTTCACCTCCTCCCCGCTGCCTCGTACTTCTCCTGCCACGTCCTCCCACCCGGCTCCTGCACGAAGTTCAGCAGGTAACGCCGGGCAGCCTCGTACGGCTTGACGCCATCGAGGTACCACTGGTGCATCTCGTTCTCCTCAGCGTCGTCGAAGATGGCCAGCGTCAGCACGCCGACCTCGTCCTCCACGATCTGGGAGACCTGGCCTCCTACGTGGTCGAGCCAGCCGGTGAACCTCGACATCACTCGTCCTCCTCCCACCGCTCGCCTGCGAGCGTCGGGTCGAACCAGTCCGGCGCGACGTCGCTGCGCCAGTTGCCGACCCGGTCGTTGATCCGCTCCTCCTCGTCGAGCCGCGCGCTCCAGTGCTTGTCGCACCGGGGGAACGCCCGGCCGCTCGGTGAGAGCGGCATGCGGAACTCGACCTCGCCTTGGCAGTCGCCGCGGCGGTGATCGAGGCAGTCCTCGTGCGTGAGCGTTTCGGTTGTCATCGCCCACCTCCTT